TCTTCCCCCCCACGGCTTATGCGGGGGAGGAAGCGCTGAGCTCAAGCGTAGCGCACCAGGGCGTTCTGCCGGGGTGACGGCTGAGTGGCCGGGCATCTCGAGACCCTCGAGGCCAGCAGAGACCCACTGGTGCGGAGGTATTCTGGTGCGATTACTGGGCAAAACATTCTCCGAGGTCATAGCGCTGTAGCCGTTTCACCGCTAGAGTGTCGGCATGGTCTGTTCACGGTGCTCGACCCCCATCTCGCCGCTGGTTCGTGGCGACAGCCGCTACTGCTCAAGCCGCTGCCGACTCGCTGCCCACCGTGCACTCCCCGCTCGGGAGCTGCGCGATCGGGCGCGCTGGATCCGGCGCAGCGCCACGAAGGTGCCGCTCACCATCGACGGCAACGCCGCCAGCTCCACCGATCCATCGACCTGGTGCGACTACGACACAGCAGCTGCTTCAACGGTTGGCGCCGGCCTCGGCTTCGTCCTCAACGGCGACGGCATCGTGTGCGTCGATCTCGATCACTGCCTCGACGGTCGTGGCCGCCCGCAGCCGTGGGTGATCGACCTACTCGAGTCGATGCCCGAGACCTACGTCGAAGTGTCGCCATCGGGTGACGGTCTGCACGTGTGGGGCTTCGGCACCATCGGCAAGGGCCGGCGCAGTGGCGGCATCGAGGTCTACGGCAGAGGCCGCTACCTGACAATCACCAACAAGCGGTGGCGTCACAGCGTGGCGTCGTTCGCCAACCTTGACGAGTGGATCGGCACACTTCCGATCTAGGAGCACCATGGCAGCAGGTCCGAATGAGAAAGCCGTCCGGGCCACATTGCGCCACCTTGAGGTCAGCGTCGTCGACGACGCCCTCGGCCGCCTGGCGGTGACGCTGGCGAAAGCACTTGACGGTGACGCAGGGATGGCGACAGCGGCCATCTCTCGCGAGCTACGGGCCACGCTGAGTGAGTTGGAGAGCCGCAATGGCGAAGAGACCGACGACTTCACCGACTTCCTCAAAGAACTGTCAACCCCGATGGTCGACACCAAGAACGGACCGCCCAACGCTGGGTGGGAACGTCGCTCGGATAGCTGAACTTCTCGGCACACCGCTGATGCCCTGGCAACGACACGTTGCCGATGTGGCCTACGAGCTCGATCCTGACACCGGTCGCTTGGTGTATCGGGAGATCCGCCTGACGGTTCCCCGCCAGAGCGGCAAGACCACCCTGATGCTGTCCGCCATGACCCATCGCTGCGTGGCCATGGGCGGCATGCAGCGGGTCAGCTACACCGCCCAGACCGGCAAGGACGCTCGCCTCAAGTGGGAGGACGAGCACGTCCCGGTTCTCGAGCGGTCAATGTTCTCGGCACTGATGCAGGTGCGCCGCACCAATGGCAGCGAAGCGATCCGCTGGAATGACGGCTCGATCTGGTCGCTGATGGCGACCACCGAGACCGCCGGCCACGGTGCGCAGCTGGATCTCGGCGTAATCGACGAAGCGTTCGCCCTGGTCGATGACCGCCTTGAGCAGGCGATGAAGCCCGCCATGATCACTCGCCCGCAGCCGCAGCTGTGGGTGGTGTCCACCGCCGGCACCAACGACTCGCTCTACCTGAACGACAAGATCGACGACGGCCGCCTCCGAGCCATGGCCGGCGACACCAAGGCGGTGGCCTACTTCGAGTGGTCCGCCCCCGATGACGCCGACATCGCGGATGAGTCGGTGTGGTGGGAGTGCATGCCGGCCCTCGGCGTGACCGTCCCGATCGAAGCGATCCGCTCCGACTTCGAGTCGATGCGGGAACCGGAGTTCCGCCGGGCGTATCTGAATCAACGCCAGGACCGTGCAGCGCAGCAGCCGTGGCAGGTGATCTCCGAGCCCCAGTGGGGCGCCTGTGAGGATCCCCGCTCACGCATCGATGGGCCGGTGTCACTGGCTCTGGATGTGACCCCGTCGCGCTCAATGTCGTCGCTGTGTGCAGCTGGCCTGCGCAACGATGGCATCGCCCACGTCGAGGTGATCGGGAACCGACCCGGCACCCAGTGGGTGTTCGACTGGTTCACCCCCGAGCGGGTGCGCGAGTACCGCTCGATCACCATCGATCCTGTCTCGGCCGCTGGCTCCATGGCCGGCGACCTGCGCCGACTTGGCCTGCAGGTCAACGAGATCTCGACCCGCCAGATGGCCACGGCCTGCGGCAAGTTCTTCGATCTGGCCGTGGCCGGCAATGTCCGCCACATCGGCCAGCCGCCCCTGTCGGGTGCGGTCGCTGGCGCCAAGCGCCGCAAGCTCGGTGATGCCTGGGCATGGCATCGCCGGGAAGTTTCCGTCGACGTGTCGCCGCTGGTGGCGTGCACGTTGGCCTTGCTTGATGTCATCTCACCCGAGTTCGCATCGGGTGTTCCTTCGATTCTTGACCCGTGGGGTGAGTCTGTTGCGTGAATCACTGACCACGGCTGTCGAGCTCATCGGGTGTGCGTTGATCGTCGCCGGTCTCGCCATGGTGAGCGTCCCCGTGTCCGTGATCGCCGCCGGTGTGCTGGCGATCGGCATCTCATTCCTGGTGGCTGACCGATGAGCTTATTCGCTAAGAGAGCGCTGGCAGTCCCCGATCCGTTGCAGGTGACCCCGTGGGTCACGTCACGCAACTGGTCCGGCGAAACTGTCGACGAGACCAGCGCGCTCGAGGTCGCCGCCGTGCTGGCCTCGGTGTCACTCCTCGCCGATTCGGTGGCGTCGCTGCCGTTGCGGGCTGTGCGCCATATCGGCGATCGGGTCGAGCGTTCGCCGCTGCCCCAGTGGCTGGACGCTTCCAAGACCGTCACCCGGTACGAACTGATCCACATGATCGTGTCGTCGCTGGCACTGCACGGCAACGCCTACATCTACGTGGATCGCCCCGAGGGCCTCCTTCCGAAAAGCCTGACGCCGCTGCACCCAGCCAACGTGCAGGTCAACGTGATCAACCGTGAGCGGTACTACACCGTCAACGGCGCCACGATTCCCCAGGACAACATGCTGCACATCCGCTGGTGGACACCGCCGCAGGCATCGGTCGGCCTGTCTCCGATCCAGATGCAGAAGACCACGATCGGTCTGGCACTGGCCATGGAACGCCATCTCGCCCAGTTCTACGGCGAAGGCGCAACCCCGTCGTCGGTGCTCGAGGTCGACGGCGATCTCACCGCCGATCAGGCCAAGGCCCTGCAGTCCACATGGGAGACGCAGAACAAGCGCCGGCGCCGTCCGGCTGTTCTGACCAACGGCATGAAGTGGCGCTCAATCAGCGCCGATGCCGCCTCCATGGAGATGAACGCATCACGCGAGCTTCAGGTTGCACAGGTGGCCCGGATCTTCCGAGTGCCGGCCTACATGATCGGAGCCCGTGGCGAGTCGAACACGTACACGAACAACGAAGCCGCCGGACAGCACTTCGTCACCTACACGCTGCTGCCGTGGCTGCGCCGCATCGAGGATGCCCTGTCGACCCTGATGCCCGCACCTCGCGAGCTGATGTTCGATGTCGCCGGATTCCTGCGTGCTGACCAGATCAACCGCTACCGCGCCCACCAGGTCGGCATCATGTCTGGGTTCCTGACCCCGAACGAGGCCCGAGCCGTTGAGGGCCTTGAGCCCTACGAGGGCGGCGACGAGTTCGTGATGGCCCTGCCGGGCGCGCCGATGGCCGGTCCCGGTGAGAATCCACCACCCATGGGCATTGATGCGGACAAGCCCGTCTGATGACGGCTACCGACGAAAGGTCCAACCATGGATGAAACCCGTGACGGCGAGTACGACAGCATGTACCCGCTGACCCCCCATCAGGTCGCCCAGATCGAAGCGGAGAGCTCGGTCGTTGATGTCTTCGGACCGTACAACCAAAGCTCCGGTCCCGACGGCGCCCACTACGTCGCCGCCTCACCGTTTGCCGATGAAGGTCTGGTCTGCTCGTCGTGTGCGTTCTACGAGGGCCCGAGGGCCTGCGAGATCGTGTCGGGCGACATTGACCCGAACGGCATCTGCAAGAAGTGGGTCATCCCCGGCGCTCTGGTCGCAGGCTACGAACCCGCCGAGGTTCCCGTCGACGTTGAAGCCACCATCCGTTACGTGGCCGTGCCGGCCGAGGAGCGCACCTCGAACGGTCGCACCGTTGAGTTCCGTGCCATCGACGCCGGTCGTCTCGAAGTGCGCGAGGCCGGCGACGGCATGCAATTCTCGGGCTACGCCGCAGTGTTCAACTCGGACTCCGAGCCGCTGCCGTTCATCGAGCAGATCGCCCCTGGTGCGTTTAAGCGCTCGCTCGGCTCTGGCCGTGAGATCCGCATGTTCAACAATCACAACACCGACCAGGTGCTGGCCACCACCCGCAACGGATCGCTGACACTTTCCGAAGACAGCCGTGGTCTGTGGGTCGAAGCCTCACTGCCGAACACGACACTGGGTCGCGATCTCGCCACCCTCATCGCCGACGGCACCGTGCACTCGATGTCGTTCGGGTTCTCCGTCCCAAGGGGCGGCGACTACTGGTCCGAGGACGGCAAGACACGTGTCCTCAACGAGGTCGTGCTCCACGAGGTCTCCATCGTCCAAGGCTTCCCCGCCTACCCGGACACCGCCGGTGCGACAGTTCGCACCGTCGAAGAAGAAGTCCCTGCTGCTGAAGAACCGGTCGTGCCGGTTGCGATGAAGCGCAGGCAGTTCGAGTTACACGCCAAGCGCCTGTAACCCGGTCGCGGCTCGGATTCGTGCTCGGAGCAGCTACGGCTGCCACCACCACGAACACCACCTGCATGCAGTACCCAACCCATCCCCAAGCCTTTAGGAGGCAGCCATGAGCGAAGAGCTCGTCAAGCGGCTGACCGAGAAGCGCGCTGCTGCGTGGGAGCAGGCCAAGAGCCTCCTCGACGTTGCGACTCTCGAGAACCGCGATCTCAGTGCTGAAGAGTCAGCACAGTTCGACCGCATCAACCAAGACATCGACGCTTACGATGCCCGCTCCAAGCAGATCCTCGACGTCGAGGCTCGCGAGCGTGCCATCACCGAGAGCCGCAACGCCCTCGGACTTCCGCAGGACTTCACCCCTGCAGAGATCAAGCAAGCCGAGACCGACGCCGAGATCATCCGCAGCATCGCTGTCGGTGAGCGTCGCATCGCTTCGTTCGAGGCTCGCGATGTCACCAGCGGAAGCACCGGCGCCCCGGTCCCGACGAACTTCTACAACCGTCTGGTTGAGCAGCTCGTCCTTCAGGGCCCGATGCTTGACGGCAACGTCGTCACCATCCTCACCACCGATTCCGGTGCGAACCTCCAGATCCCCCGCCAGAGCGGCTTCACCGCCCCGGCGATCACCTCTGAAGGTTCGTCGATCTCCGAGTCCGATCCTTCGTTCTCGGCGTTCATCACCCTCGGTGCGTTCAAGTACGCCGCCACCATCCAGCTCAGCCGCGAGGTTGTCGAGGACTCAGGTATCAACCTGCTGGACTTCGTCGCACGTCAGGCCGCTGTTGGCATGGGCACCGCCGTCAACGCCTCTCTCACGACCGGCACCGGCACCACCCAGCCGCGTGGCATCGTGACCGCTTCGACCCTCGGTGTCACTGGTGGAACCAGCGTCGCCGGCGTGCCCACCGCCGACAACCTGATCGACCTGGTCTACAGCGTCGGCTCCCCGTACCGTCGTCGTGGCGGTTCGTGGCAGATGCGTGCAGCGACCCTCGCTGCCGTTCGCAAGCTCAAGGACACCACCAACCAGTACATCTGGCAGCCCTCCCTTCAGGCAGGTCAGCCCGACACGCTGCTCGGTTTCCCGGTGTACGAGAACCCCGATGTGGCCGCAACCGGCACCGCTGCGAAGTCCATCATCTTCGGTGATGCGTCGTCGTACTACGTGCGTCAGGTCCGTGGCATCGAGGTCGCACGCGATGACAGCGTCGGCTTCATCTCGGACCTCATCACCTTCCGCATCACCTGGCGTGGAGACGGCAACCTGCCGGACACCGCTGGCGTGAAGCACTTCATCGGTGGCGCTTCCTAACCATCGGTAACAGGTCGTGCGTTGGGGTGCTGCTTTGCCCGTGGGCAGCACCCCACGCACTCCACCTGGCAGTTCCACTGGCTGACACGGGACCGACGGAGACATCCACCATGGGCAACAAGAGGAACCGCAATGCTGGTCGAGATCAACGGCTTCATCACGGATCTACCGGAGGAGATCGGCGAGGCGCTAGTGCTGGCAGCCCGCGCTCATCGGGTCGAACCGGAATCGTCGTCCACTCGAACGCCCCGTGGGCAGGCACAGGGTACGGCGTCCAAGCCGCGAACCTCACCCGCCAGATCAAAGCCACCGGCCGACCGGTCACGTTCTCGAGCAACTACGGGCTCTACGGCGGAATCACCGACTGGGAAGGCGTCGAAGTCCTCCCCAACGGATACCACCCGTACTCCTGCGACATCCTCACCGCGCACACCCAGCACGCCGCGCAAACGACAGGCGCCAAGACCACCCTCCTGACCCTGTTTGACACATGGGTCTACGACGGCGCCAACATCGACGGCATCGACCTAGTCGCCTCCTGGGTGCCGGTCGATCACCTGCCGCTGCCACCCAAGGTCGCAGCCTGGTCGAACCGTCCGACGGTCATGTCAATCGCCATGAGCCAGTTCGGACTCGCCCAGCTTGAGCGTGCCGGCATCGCTGCCGAGTACGCCCCGCACAGTGTCGACACCGACACCTTCCGCCCTGATGCCACCGTCGATGGTGCCAGCGGGCGAGACATTCTCAACATCCCCGACGATGCGTTCGTGGTCGGCATGGTCGCCGCCAACAAGGGCTCCGCACCGATCCGCAAGGCGTTCGGCGAGAACCTGCTGGCGATGGGCGAGTTCATGGCCCGCCACACCGACGTGGTGCTGTACATGCACACCGAGTCACGTGGCGCATCGATGGGCATCGATCTCAAAGCGCTGGCGGCTGCGTGCGGGATCCCAGCCGATCGTATCGTCTGGGTCGATCAATGGGCCTACTACGCCGGCCTCGGCCCCGACATCCTCGCCACGATCATGGCGTCATTCGATGTGCACCTGCTGTGCAGCCGAGGTGAAGGGTTCGGAGTCCCCGTGCTTGAGGCCGCCGCCTGCGGCGTGCCCTCGATCGTGTCGGACTTCTCCGCTCAACCGGAACTCGTCACCGACTTCGGGTACCTCGCCACCGTCCAGCCGTACTGGGACGCATCGGCCTCGGCGTGGTTCGCCACACCCCTGGTGCACAGCATCGTCGACCAGCTCGAGGGCGCCTACAGCAGCGCCACTAATCCGCTGCGCCGAGCAGCTGCCCGCCAGCACGCCCTGACCTACGAGCACAACAAGGTGTTCACCAAGTGCTGGGAACCGATCCTGCACCGAATCGATGAGCGAGTTGCCAATGGGGACAGCGGATCTGATTGACGCCCCCTGGGTCAAGCTCGGCAAGCGAGCCGACACCTTCCGGCTGCTGGTCGACTTGCTGCCCGACAACTGCATGATCGTCGAGACCGGCAGCATCCGGCAGCGTGGGAACTGGGCCGGCGACGGCCAGTCCACCGTGGTGTGGAACATGGCTGCTGGTGTGCTCGCCGGGCACGTCACGACCATCGACATCGACCCGGTCGGCGCACAGCTGGTCGACGAGCTCGGGCTGAACCACACCACAGCGATCACCGCCGACTCGCTCGAGGTGCTCCGCAATCTGTCAGCCCCGGTGGACCTGCTCTACCTCGACAGCTTCGACATCGACTTCAGCCACCCCGATCCCGCACAGGAACACCACCTGCGCGAGATCGCTGCAGCTTGGCACCTGTGCCGCCCCGGCACGGTCGTGGCAGTCGACGACAACCTGCCGCACGCCGGCAAGGGCAGACGGGTCGCCGAGTTCCTGCTCGCCCGCAATGCCGAGCCGATCTCCGATACCTACGTCACCGCCTGGAGAGTTCGATGACCATCACCAACGGCTACTGCACGCTGTCTGAACTGAAGCAGGTGCTGCGAGTCACAGACACGGTCGACGACGTGCTGTTCTCCGCTCGGATCAACGAAGCCTCGAGGGTGATCGACGACTACTGCAACCGTCGCTTCTACGCCGACAGCGCTGCCACCGCTCGCCTGTTCGTCGCATCTGAATCCACCACTGTGGTGGTGGATGACATCTCGACGACATCGGGGCTGGTGGTCAAGACCGACAGCACCGGCGACGGCACCTACGCCACGACCCTGACCGCTGCGCAGTTCCAAGCGGAACCGCTGAACGCGATCTCGCGTGGTGTGCCGATCACCATGATCCGCACCACCGCCACCGATCTGCTGCCCACCACAGCGGCCCCCGCTGGAGTCCAGGTCACCGCCAGGTGGGGCTGGCCCTCTATCCCCGAGCCGGTCCAGTCGGCCTGTGTGATCCTCGCCGGTCGTCTCGTCAAGCGCGGTGACAGCCTCCTCGGCGTCGCCGGCTTCGGCGATCTCGGCGCCATCACCGTGCGTTCCATTGACCCTGATGTGCAGCGCATGCTGGCCCCGTACCGGGTGCTGGTGGTGGCCTGATGGCCGGCACCGGGCTCGACATCCAAGACGGTCTGGCCATGGCGCTCGCCACCATCCCCGGTCTGCGTGTCGCCGATCACCTCCCCGAGCAGATCAACCCGCCAGTCGCCGTGATCCAGATCCAGTCGGTCACCTACCACCGGGCGATGCGGGGCGGCCTGTCCACTTGGGAGTACGTGGTCAGCGTCGTCGCCGGCCGTCTCGGCGATCGCAGCGCACAACGCACCCTCGATGCGTGGATGTCATGGGACGGACCGCAGAGCGTGCGTGCCGCCCTCGAGGAGGACCCCACCCTCGGTGGCGTCTCATCCACCGTGAAGGTCAACGACATGCTCGCCGTCCGCCCTGTCTCACTTGGCGACGCCGCCTACCTGTCGTGCGAGTTCAACGTCACCGTCAACGCATAAGGAGCCGACATGGCGACCTACAAGATCATCGGACCCAACAGGGTCTGTGAGCGTCAGCCAGGGGAAACCCTGACCGACAAGGACCTCGACGTTGAGGGGATCAGCATCGATCACCTCATCGCAGCGGGTCACCTTGAACCATCCACCAAGCGCAGCGCAGCTGCCGAAACCCCGGAGGACTAGCCCACCATGGCCATCGTCGTCACAAATGCAGTCGTCACCATCGGTGCCGTGGATCTTTCCTCGCACATCACCAAGGTGACCCTGTCCACCTCAGTCAACGAGCTTGAGACCACCACGTTCGGTAACACTGCAGTGCGCCGTGTTGCTGGTCTGCGTGACTCCACTGTTGCGATTGACTTCAACCAGGACTTCGCCGCTTCACAGGTGGAAGCCACCCTGTACCCGCTGATCGGTTCGACAGCGCAGATCATCGTGAAGCCGAACGGAACTGCCACGACAGCCACGAACCCCAGCTACACGTTCAACGCGCTGATCACCGAATGGATGCCGCTTGATGCTCAGGTCGGCGAGCTCGCCACCGCATCGGTGACGTTCCCCATCGACGGCAACATCACGAAGGCCACAGCCTGATGGCGGGGCTCATGCGTCTACGGGTCGCCCAGAGTAACGGCGAGTCTTATGAGCTCAACATCGGTCCCAAGGTCATCGTCGAAGTCGAGCGTCACTTCAAGAAGTCGATGTCACAACTGTTCGGCGCAGACAACGCAAGCTATGAAGCGCTGTGCTTCGTGGCATGGCGCGGCTCGCAGCTGGCGATGAAGGTCGTCAAGCCGTTCGATGAGTGGCTCGGCGAGATCGACAGCATCGAAGCAGTCGATGAGAAGGCCGTCCCTTTAGGGACTCCATGACGTTGCTGGTGGCCCAGGTCGCTGTGGCCACCAGCATCAGTCCGATCGATCTGCTTGAGTGCCCGCCGGCAATCTTCAACGCCATGGTGCAGGTGCTCAAAGAGCAGGCCCGAGAAGCGGAGAAAGCACAGAGGCGGTAGGGCTTATGGCACCCAGAGTTTCACTCGCTGACATTGCTGCGCTCGGGAAGTCCTCGCCGGATCCCAAGGACTCAATCCTGATGGAGTCGTCGCTGAAGGGCTACAACGACTTCAAGAAGCAGCTCAAGGAGTTCGACCCCCAGCTGCGCAAGGCCATGGATGCCGAGATACGTAGGTACCTGAAGCCGGTCATCACCGACGCCAAGTCGATGGTGCCGGCTTTGCCGCTGTCTGGGTGGCGTACCGGTTCCGGTCGAGGTGCCAGCAACCAGAGCGGCGCCTTGCCGAACTACGACCCCGACGCCGCACGCAAGGGGATCGTGATCCGCCAGGGCCAGAAGCGGAAGCGTCGACCCGGCGAGGCCGTCGTGTCGGCGTGGGAACTGCGCAACATGGACGGCGCCGGCGCTGCCTTCGAGGGCGCCGGTCGGATCGGCGGCAATAGCGACCAGGGCCGGCGCTTCATCGCCGCCCTCACCCTTTACCACGGCAAGTTCCCACGCCTGCTGTGGCGCGCCTGGGGCAACGCTGGCGGCGACAAGAAGATCACCAACGAAGTGTTGGCGATCGTGAAGTTGTACGAATCCAAGTTGGAACGCGAGCTCCGAGCGGCAAAGGGCTGACCCATGGCAGTGACAATCAATGTCCTCTCGACCTTCAACGATGCCGGCATCAAGAAGGCACAAGACGAGATGGGCAAGCTGAACAAGAAGGTCAGCGGTGGTCTGTCGTCTGCCACGAAGACCGCCGGCGCTATGGGTGCCGGCGTTCTCGGCGCGGCTGGCATCGCCATCGGCGGGCTCGTTCAGGTCGGCACCACCTTTGACGGCGCCTACGACAACATCCGGGCCAACACCGGCAAGACCGGCGCCGAGCTCGAGTCGCTGCAAGGTTCGCTGCGCACCGTGGCCAGCACCACGGCCACATCGTTTGATCAGGCTGCCGGTGTTATCGGCACGCTCAACAGCAAGCTGGGTCTGACCGGCAAGCCGCTTGAGGATGTCACGAAAAGCCTGATCGACCTGTCCAGCCTGACCGGCACCGATCTCAATAGCAACGTCGAATCGGTGTCTAAGGCTTTCCAGAACTTCGGGGTCAACGCTGCATACCAGGCACCTGCGTTGGATGTGTTGTATCGAGCATCGCAGCAGTCAGGTGTCTCGGTTACGGATCTCGCCAAATCGATGGCTGACTCTGGTGCGGTGCTTCGTGCTTCGGGATTCGACTTCCAAGACTCGACGGCGTTCTTGGCGTCGCTCGGCAAGGCCGGCATCGACGCTGGCGACGTGATGCCAGCGCTGCAGAAGGGTTTGAAGGGCGCAGCGAAGGAAGGCAAGGACGCCGGTACCTTCCTCAACGAGACGTTCGCTGCCATCAAGGACGCACCGAACGCCACCGCTGCTGCCGACAAGGCGTTCGAGGTGTTCGGCAAGTCGGGCGGCAAGATGGCGCAGCTGATCCGTGAAGGCAAGTTGTCTTATGACGATCTGAAGAAGTCAATCACTGACGGTGACACGATCTCGCAGGCGACGACTGACACCGAGGACTTCGCTGAAAAGTTTGTGAAGTTGAAGAACCGAATCATGCTGGCGATCGAACCGTTCGCTACAAAGGTGTTCGAGAAGGTCGGCGAGGCGATGGACTTCATCGGCCCGAAGATTGACCAGGTGACGAAGTACTTCCAAGAGAACGAGTGGGTGATGCAGGCTGCCATCATCGGCATCGGCGCCCTTGTGGTCGCGTGCGTGATCCTCACCGGCGTGATGGTGGTTCTGGCGATCGCCGAGCTCGGTGTCACGTGGCCACTGTTGCTGATCATTGTCATCGTGGCACTGGTCATCGCAGCGTTCGTCTACCTGTACACCAAGTTCGACTGGTTCCGAGAGTTCATCAACGAATGGGTCAAGGCCCAGATCGAGCTATACAAAGCCCTGTGGATGGGCATTCAGTGGGCGTTCAACGCCATCTGGGATGCGATCCAATGGCTGTGGGACAAGTTCCTGTGGATCAAAGACAAGCTGTCGACCGTGTTCGATGGCGTCAAGGACGCGATCATCGGTGCCTTCAAGACTGCATTTAACGCAGTGGTCGACATCTGGAACGGCACGCTCGGCAAGGTCGGGTTCACCACACCCAGCTGGCTGGGTCCGTTGGGCAACAAGACATTCGCCATCCCACCGCTCACCAAGTACGCGCACGAAGGTGGCATCGTTAGCGGCATGCCAGGCGCAAACGTCCCGATGATGCTGCAAACAGGTGAGATGGTCCTGAGCCAGGACCAGCAGGCCATGCTGCTCGGTCGCATCAACGGTGGCGGGGGCGGCAACGTCATCAACGTGAACGTCACCGTGGCCCCGACCGCCGACAAGGCCTCGGTCGGTCAAGCGGTCGTCGAGTCCATCCGTGAGTACGAGCGCAGGTCAGGATCGGGGTGGCGAGCAGCATGAGCCAGGCGTTGTTCGACGGCATCACTGCCACGGTCGAGATCGGGTTCTCAACCACAGCCGGTGCGAACACCGTCCCGTTCGGTGGCCTGCTGGCCAACATCACCTGGACCGATGTCACCGCCTACGTGCGTGGGCTCGGCTTCCAGCGTGGCCGCTCCACCGAGCTTGACCAGTTCCAAACCGGCTCGGCCTCAGTGGTTCTGTCGAACGCTGACCGCCGCTTCGACCCGCTCTACGCCTCGTCCCCCTACGCCGGGTCGCTGACCCCGCTGCGCCCGATCCGCATCACCCTTGAGCACATCGACGCCACGTCGACCACCCAGACCATCCCGGTGTTCTTCGGGTACATCGACGGCTGGCCGCAGAGCTACGAGGTGTTCGGCGACGCGACCGTCACCATCAATGCCTCGGACATGTTCAAAGTGCTGAACAACGTGACGCTGCCGGCACTGTGGGCCGACAAGATTGATTCGGAAGATCCGCTTGTCTGGATTCGGTTCAATGACGGCAAGTCGCGTCGCCTTAGGGACATTGGCTTCGCTGACGCTGGCACCTGGACTTGGTCGGATGCGTCATCAGTGGCCATCTCACCAGTTGAGAACACGACCGTCGCAGGCTTGATTGCTGGCGACAGCGATCAGGGTGGTTCGTTCACTGAAGGCATCGACCTTCGCACCACCTTGTTTGAGTTTCCGTTTCAGGGTTTCTTGGATGACGCATCAGTCGAGTTCTGGTTTCAATCTTCACAAGCCGACTCGGAGTCGTACGGGTTGGTCAACTTCGGCGTCAACGAATACGGCATGTTCGGGCGCATGCTGTCCTTCCTCGGCTATGGGGTGGTGCAGTTCTGTATCGGTGACAACCAGTCAGGTGGCAGCACGTTCGACGTGTGGACCTCGAGTGTGCTTGTCAACGACGGCAGGCCACACCACGTGGTCGCGACGATCGGGCTGACCGATAGCGGCCTGTGGGTTGACGGCATCAAAGCCACGAAGACTGAATCCAACGTGACCGCTGGGAGTTCACCGTTCAACACGTCCGTCGGCACGGTTGGCGGCAAGTCCTACTACCTGTTGCCCGATTACGCGTGCACCAAGGAGTTCGTCGGCACCATCGATGAGCTCATCATCTGGGATAGCCCGCTGACCACAGCGCAGATCACGAACCACTACGAGATCGGCTCTGGCACCTTTCAGAACAATGAGCGGTCGGATCTTCGAGCAGGTCGCATCCTTGACCTGATCGACTGGCCGAGCGATGGCCGTGACTTCGGGACCGGGCTGTCGACGATGGCTCCCTTCATTCCCGGAGGGAAGACCGCACTGGCGGCCCTTCAGGAAGTCGAAGCCGCCGAGCAGGGCATGCTGCTGGCCGGCGCTGACGGCAAGGTCCGGTTCATCACCCGAGACGAGTTCAACAAAGCCACGACCGCTGCCACGTTCGGTGACAGCACCGGCGAGCTCGGCTACCGAGACATCGTGATTGAGCAGTCGGATCAGGACATCGCCAACCAGATCACCGTGTCGCGTGCGAACGGCGGCAGTTCTACACAGATCGATGCCACCTCACAGGCCGCCTACTGGCCGCGCACCCTTGAGCTCACCGACCTTGAGATCGACGACGATCCGTTCGCCGAGCAGCTGGCGAAGGATCTGCTGCGCCGATACAAGGATCCGCAGACCCGCATCCGATCCTTGTCGGGCACCATCCGTGGTCGCAGCGCCGCTGATCGCCAGACCCTGCTCAATGTCGGCATCGGTGATCGAGTGACCGTCAAGCGCCGGCCACAGGGAGTCGGTGCTGCGATCTCGCAGGATCTGCAGGTGCAGTCAATCAAGGGCGAGGTCGGCACCGACAACCTGGTCCTCTCGTTCGATCTTGGCCCCCAGCCCACGCAGGGCTTCGTGTTGGATTCGTCGACCCGCGGTGTGCTGGGCACATCGCGTCTAGCTCTCTAAGGGAGATCGCCGTGGGCGGTTACAAGAAGTGGAACACCAACGATGTGCTGACCGCATCGAACTTGAACGAGTACCTCGGGTCGCAGGTAGTCACAGTGTTCGCCACCACAGCAGCTCGCGACGCTGCGATCAGTGGCGCCAACCTGCTCGACGGCATGGTTTGTTACGTCAACTCGGGCGACAGCAACGAAGGGCTCTACACCTACAACGGCACCGCATGGCGCAAGGGTCCGGGCTGGAACGCCCCATGGGGTGCGGTCACGACTTCAACCATCCCGGCTGCGTTCAACTTCAACAACACGCTGGACTTCTCCGACGCGTTCACCTTCTCCTCGGTCAACAACCGCCGCTACCGGGTCAGCATGCTCGGCGACGTGCAGAACTCGACCGTGACCGGCGCCAACATCGAGGTCGGGCTGTACGTGAACCTGGCAAGTGTGCTGATCAAGAACGGCCCGATCGTGGTGTTCGGCTCAGCGAACACCCGCATGCAGGTCGGCGTTGAGTTCTACTGGACCTCAACGAGCACCGGCACCCAGACATGGAAGATCGGCGCAGAGTCGTCGTCGTCGGCCACGGTCCAGACCTACACACCGTCTGCGATCCTCATCGAGGATGTCGGCCCTGACGGGGCTCCTGTCTGATGGATCTCGACGCCATCCCGTTCATCCAGGCGAAGTACTGGACGCCAGCTACTGGCACCCCGAATCTGATCGTGATCCACTCCATGGAGTGCCCGGTCCAGACCGGTCGGGCCCGCCAAGTGGCGCACTGGTTCGCCGGCCCGACCTCGCCTCAAGCGTCGGCCCATTACATGGTGGACCCCGAGGCGGTCTGGTGTGGAGTCAAGCCGCCCAACATTGCCTGGCATGTCGGCTCCGCCAACAAGTACGGCGGCAGTGCGTCGATCGGCATCGAGCAGACCGGCTACGCCTACTCGACCGACTGGTGGACACCTGCCGCCCTTGACCAGCTGGATCTGCTGGTCGACCTCGTCGGCACGCTCTGTGACCGTTACGGAATACCGAGACAGTGGCTGGGAATCGCCGAGCTTCAAGCCGGTCTGCCCGGCATCAGCACCCATGGGCTGTGCACCGCTGCCGGCATCGGCACCGACCACACCGATCCGGGCCCCAACTGGCCCGTCAATGAGTTCATGCGTCGCCTGACCTCTTCGCCCAACCCTGACCCGTCCGAGGAGGACACCATGAACGTCTGGCTGATGCGTGCCAAGAACGACCCGTCGGTGTATGTCGTGCAGGCGAACCTGTCCTCGCGCTGGCACCTCAAGTCCGCCGGACAGGTCGCCGCCATCGCCTACGTGCTCGGCCTCAACGGCGGCAAGATCCTCGCCCCGCCGGCCGACACCAAGCCCGAACCGTGCGGCACCGCCCAATGCTGGGTGACCACCCCCGAGTTCCTCAACCCGATCCCGATCGCGAAGTGACACCATGCTCGCCGCGATCGAATGGACCCCGATCCTCGCTGCCGCCACAGCGGGAACTCTGGCACTAGCCGGCACCGTCTGGCAGTCCCGCAAGACCCGCACGCTCAACTCGATTGAGCACAACGAGAACGCAGCGAAGCTGGAGCGGATCGAGACCAAGATCGACATCACCGCCGACAACGTCGGGCGCGTGTCGGACCGGCTCGATCGGCACCTGGCGAACCATGCCCAACCCCGGCGCCGATGGTTCGGCCGCTGAAATGACGGAGGCGGCGATGACGGTACCGAAGGTCCACCTGATCATCCCCGACACTCAGGTCAAGCCAGGAGTCCCGACCGAGCACATCGGTTGGGTCGGCCAACTCATCGTGGACCTGCGACGCGTCGTCACCGACGTGATCTGCCTCGGCGACTTCGCCGACATGGAATCACTCAGCGCCTACGACCGGGGCAAGCGCCAGTTCGAGGGCCGGCGCTATGTCAACGACATCGCAGCGGCCAACGAGGCGTTCGACCTGCTGTGCTCGCCGCTCGAACAGCACAACGCCAAGATGCGGATCCAGCACGACCCGCTGTACCGGCCGTCGCTGCACCTTCTGCTCGGCAACCATGAGAACCGCATCACCCGAGCCGTCGACGACGACGCCAAGCTCGAGGGCGTCATCTCCACCGGCGATCTCAACTACGCCGACCACGGCTTCACCGTGCACGACTTCCTCTCCCCCGTCACCATCGACGGGCTGGTGTACAGCCACTACTTCTACAACCACGGCAACGGGCGCAGCCTCAGCGGCAACATCGAGAACCGCCTCAAGACTGTCGGCCACAGCTTTGTTCAGGGCCACCAGCAGGGAATCGCCTGGGGTCAACGCATGGTTCTCGGCCAGCCCCAGATGGGCCTCGTGGCCGGCAGCTTCTACCAGCACGCCGAGACCTACCGAGGCCCACAGGCCGACGAGTGGCGCGGTGTCGTGCTGCTCCACAACGTTGAAGACGGGTTCGGCGATCTCGAACTGGTCTCCATGGACCGGCTCTGTCGCATGTACGAGGGCATCCCGTATTCGCAGTTCACCGCTCGCCACCTCTAGCAGGAGAGAACCCATGAGCAACCCCGCCAACTACCCGCTAACCCTGCGGATCGGTGACACCGAGACCGTGTCAGTGACGCTGCAGAGCTCGACCGGCTCAGCGATCAACATCACCGGCCGGACCTACGCCGCTCAGGTGCGCACCACCGCTGACGCCTCAAGCGCGCTGGCGACCTTCTCCTGCTCGGTCACCAACGGCACCGCCGGCCAACTGGCCTGCACGCTCACTGCCACCCAGACCGCTGCACTGACCACCGGCGTGGCCGTGTGGGATCTGCAGGAGACCAACGGCGCCACCGTCACCACCCTGCTGTACGGCCCGGTCCGCATCGATCAGGACGTGACCCGGTCGTGAGCTCGTCAGTCGTTGTCCGGCTCACCAACATCACCCTCACCGTCGAGGACAAGACAGTCACCGTCACCCAAGGCGTCCCCGAGGTCGTCGCCGTTGGCGCGTCCGGCCCGCAGGGTGCTCAAGGCCCCCAGGGTGCGACCGGTGCCACTGGCGCTACCGGTGCGACCGGTGCCACTGGTGCGAAGGGTGACAAGGGTGACACCGGCAACACTGGTGCGACCGGTGTGGTCGCCGCTACTGACCCGATCGTGTACACCTCGGGCACCCAGACCGTGTCGGCAAATAGTGTGTCGCTGCGCACCTTGTCCCGGCAGGCTGCAACCAACCCGCTGCGACGCTGGCAGCAAGCCTTCGCCGATGCTAGGTACGGATCTATCTACGGGCTCAACGGCAACGCCCAGCGGTCTGCCGACATTCTTGTCATCGGCGATTCGATCACTGAGGGTTACGGCTCGAGCACCAGCGGTGCCGGCACAACCTATGTGCGACGATTCGCCCAGCTGCTCGCTGAAGCGGCGAACACCGACGGGCGCACCGGCACCTACATTGCCTGTTCGACCTTTGACGGTTTGATACCCGATCCGAAGTGGACTGTGGCTGCCGGATCTCCAACTGAGCAGACCTTTGGTCTGGGTCGACGTGGTCAGGCAATCCCATCGGGTGCCGATATGCGTCTGACGGTGACCGGCACCAGCGCCACCGTGTTCTACCGTCGCGTCAAGATCTTTCCGGTTCCGTACAACAACGGTGCGATCAGGATTCGGGCCTATGCAGGCACCGGCATTGGTGGCACGTTGCTGTTCGACCGCACCGAAGACACATTCGACGACGCTCTGACCCCAGGTTCTCATGCACTGGTGGCCCAGCAGATCCCTGTGGCTGCGTGGGGTGCGCGTGGCACGGTCACGTTGCGGATCACTCAGGAAACCTCGAGCGACGGCAAAACCGGTGGCGTTCTTTGCGAAGGTGCCTACATTCATGACGGCACCGAAACGATCGGCACCCGTGTTTGGGCGTCCGGCAAGACTGGTTCATCGTTTGCGACATGGAACGACAACTTTGACGGCAGTCTCAATGATGACTGGGCAGCAATCATGCGATCGCACTACACGATCGCTGACGCAAGCGCCGCACCAGTTCAGAATACTGCGGTCGGTTATCTGAATCCGTCGCTGGTTGTCATTGCGCTCGGATCAAACGAAACATCAACAACAGCGGCAAACATCAAGACAGCGATGACTACCCTTGTCGCAAACATTCAAAGCACACCGGGCGGCGCTAACACTCTCCCATCGTTCGCTTTCTTGGTGAACCCGACGAACGGCAGCAAGACCGACGCCTACTGGGCACCGATCGTGACTGCCATGTATGAGAAAGCCGAGGAGCTCGGCTGCGCCATCTGGGATTGGTCATCACTGTTCGGTCCCTACAGCACAGCGACCACCGATCCGTTCGGCTGGTCAGCAGACAACCTGCACCCGAACAACCCAGGGCACATCGCGTTGGGTGACTTCGCTGCACAGCAAGCGCTGGCCGGTGTCTCAGAAATCGTCGGCACTGAAGGTTTGGTGAACTCGATCAGCGCGACCGCACCGGTCACTTGGGACAGTGTGACCCGCACGATCGCTGCGACCACTGCAACCACCTCGGCAACTGGTGTCGTGCAGCTGACTGATTCGACCATCTCAACATCGACCACCACTGCGGCCACGGCGAACTCTGTAAAGGCTGCCGTCGATCGTGTACGTGAATCTCTCAACTACACCTTGAGCGTGCTTGATGTGGTCCCGAGACAGCAAACAATGGTCGGCGCAGCTGCGGTCAGCGGCACCTGCTACTTCAGTTTCTTCACCCCGTCGGCACCCATGACGATCAGTCAGATCAGCTTTGCGGTCGGTGCAGCGAACAGTTCTGGGCTGACCGCAGCACGGTTCGGCCTGTACACCTTCGATGGCACAACAGCCACACTGGTGGCCCGAACCGCATCAGACACGACGATCTTCAACAGTGCGAACACTGTGAACACACGATCGTTCGCTACCGCCGGCGGCTACCCCGCCACCTATGACTTGGTAGCAGGTCAGCGCTATGCCTGCGGACTGTGGATGACCGGCACCACACCGGGCAGCCCCACCAGCGTCAGCGCGATCTCAGCGATCTACGCGTTGACGCCACGTGTCAACGGTGCGCTCGCCAATCAGACATCAGAAATGCCAACATCGACCAGCAGCTTCGGGAACCCCACCGTCATCTACTGGTGTCGGGTGTCGTAAATCTCCGGCTCGATGACGCCACACCCTCCCCTGTGTGGTGACTGGCGCAAACCCGACGGCAAGTCGGACCTGCGAAACAGCACAACTGAGCCGGCATTGAGCCCCCAAACCCCCGGACGCGGCAGGGTTTGGGGGCTCTTTACGTT